TGTTCCCGTTCCGTAAATGTCAAGTTTTACTTCGGGATTTGAAGTTCCAATTCCAACGTTACCCGCTGAAGTGATTCGCATTCTTTCTGCAAAACTTCCAAACGCTTGTGTTGATGTTGCGAATCGCAAAGAAGTTCCGTCTTGCCAATTTATTAAATTTTGAGAAGAAATATCACCTAAAATTCGAACAAATGAAGTCGTTGAAGAAGTATCAACGGACATAATGCCACCACTCGCAGAAGCACCACTAACAACAAGTTTTGAATTGCTTGGACTTGAAGTTCCAATTCCAACGTTTGTACCATTGTCAAAAATAATGCTATTTTCAAGCGCGTTCGTTCCGTTGAATCTTGGAATATAATTGTCCGTTCCGCTTCCGCTGATTCGGTTTGTGTATAGTTCCGTAAAATTGTCGTTGGCTTTTATGAACGCATTTCTTAACGCGTCGCCCGTTCCGTCGTTTGCCGTTGTTCCGACGTTGATTGTTTGTTGTGCCATATTTTTATAAAATATCGGTTGTTGTTGTTATGTCGTCCGTCTTAATTTTTGAATCCGAAGCGAAGACGGATTTTATTTTATTCTTTACAATTCGAATTGTTTCAAAAATCGAAATTGCTATTTCAAAATCTATTTTCATTTTACGTTATATGAACAAAAACTGGGTCGTTGTCGTCAAGTTCCGTTTCAAATTTGCAATAAATATGCGAATCACTTCAACGGGTAACGTTGGAATTGGAACTTCAAATCCCGAAGTAAAACTTGACATTTACGGAACGGGAACAACTCAACACCGAATTCAATCTTCAAGCGGTGGTGATATTAGATTTTCAGTTGATAGCGTTGGGCGTTTGGGTACTTATAGTAATTCGGATTTTCTTTTGCTTTCAAATTCAACCGAAAGAATGCGTATCACTTCAGCGGGTAACGTTGGAATTGGAACTACAAGTCCTATTTTTAGATTACAAGTTGATAGAAATGGAACTGGAACAATCGCTTCTTTTAGTAATCAAAACGATGCAGATTTAAACATAAATTTAACATCTGGAGTTAGCTTGATAACACCAAACACAGGGACACTTGCATTTGGAACAAGTTCAACTGAAAGAATGCGAATCACTTCAGCGGGTAACGTTGGAATTGGAACGACAAGTCCGACATTGGCAAAATTTGTTTTGAATAGTGGAACTTCTAATCAAAACGCTTTGATTAATGGTGATAAAATAGGATTTACAAGAACGTCCGATTCCGCAGAGGTTGTTTATTTTAAGAAAGATACATCACTTGGCGCAGAGGGTACGGCAAACATTAACGGATACGACGGAATACAATTTAGAACGCAAGGAGCCGAAAGCGTAAAAGCGGTCATCACTTCAGCGGGTAACGTTGGAATTGGAACTACAACCGCAGATTATAGAACTCAAATTGAAACTACTTCTGCAAATGTGTTATTGGTAAAAAATACAAGTTCAACTTCCTTCAATAGAAGTTATTTTCACAATAACAATAATATAGGTACTCAATTTTTAAATTTTGGGTCGGCTTATGGTTTCGGAACTGAATTTTCAGTTGGTCAAAATGGTAGTGTTTTACAATCAAATACGACAAGCGCATTCGCAATTGGAACTTCAACTTCAACGCCTTTGTATTTAGGAACAAACGCAACTGAAAGAATGCGTATCACTTCAAGCGGAAACGTTTATATTGGTAAAACTTCTGGAAGTAGTAAATTCGGTATTTCGGGATTGCCAACTTCTTCGGCCGGTTTGTCAAGCGGTGACATTTGGAACGACGGCGGAACTTTGAAAATTGTTTAATAATTTAAAATAAAAATAAAATGACAAAATTTAATTGGGTAATAAATGCAATGGATTGCATAAAAAACGAAGGTAATTTGAGCGACGTTGTTGTTGTTATTCATTGGACTTATGTTGCAGAAAAAGAAGGATTCACTTCAAGCGTTTACGGAACGTGTTCAATGCCTTTGCCAAGTGGTGAAAATTTTACGCCTTATGAAGATTTAACAAAAGACCAAGTTGTTGGCTGGTTGGTTTCTGCATTAGACGTTGAAGCAATGGAAGAAAATTTGGATAAACAAATTGATTTGTTAATCAATCCAATTATTGTATCTTTACCGCTACCATTCGAAAATTAATAATTTTAAAATCACAATTTATGGAAAATTTACAAATCATTGAACAAGCGATTAATTTAGCGGTTAGCAAAGGCGTTTTCAATTTGCAAGAAGTTGACGCAATTATCAAAGCATTAAAAGAATTGTCACAACAACAACAAAGTTGCGACAAAGATTGTCAAAACAATGAGTAGAAAAGAAAAAATTGATTTATTCTTAACGAAGTGGTTGTCAAGAAAGTTAATGATTTTGACAATCGCTTCGTTTGGTTTATTCGCTGGTAAAATTCAAAGCGCGGATTGGGTTATTGTTGCGACAATGTATGTTGCAATTCAAGGCGCAACCGATATTGTGGAACGTTTAATGAAGGCAAAAAATGTCAATGAATGATTTGAAGTTATACGGCTTAAATTCCGTCGCTATGGCGGTAAGTTTTTCAAATGTCGAAGCGACTTTGAAAATATTCCTTTTGTGTGTTTCAATAATTTATACAATTTTGAAAACAATTGATTTGTTAATGAATAAAAACAAGAAAAATGAAACTGACTAACGAAGGTTATAAGTTAATCACCAAACACGAAGGTTTGGTTTTAAAGCCTTATTTGTGTCCGGCGAAAGTTGCGACAATTGGGTACGGAAATACTTATTACGAAGACGGAAAAAAGGTGACATTGCTTGACCAACCAATTACAAAGGAACGCGCCTTTGAAATGTTTAAGGAAATAGCCGACCGATTCGCAAAAGCGGTTTCTCAAAGCGTTACTTCCGACATCAATCAAAATCAATTCAATGCGTTGGTTTCATTTGCTTACAATGTAGGGATTGCGAACTTCAAAAAGTCAACGTTATTGAAATTAGTCAACGCAAATCCGAACGATCCAAACATAAAAAATGAATTTATGAAATGGAAAAAAGCAAACGGCGTTGTTTTAAATGGTTTAATCAAAAGACGAAATGACGAATCTAACTATTATTTTGCGATATAGGGACGCGATTTATATTGTCGTTATACTTTTATTACTTTTATTTAGAAGTGACGGCAAATCGCAGAAAAACGACATCATTCAAAGCGAAAGGAAGATTGATTCAATATCAATTGAAATCAAACACGCAAAACAACAAATTCCAAACTATGAAAAAACGAATCTTGATTCCGTCAATAGTTTTCAGCCTAATGACATTGAATTGTTTTTGTCAAAACGATACAATAATAAAAATACCGATTGATTATGCGCGAAGCATTGTCAAAGAATTGATTCAATTTGACGTTTGCAAAGACCAAGTCAAAAAGCAAAATGCATTTATTGCATTACTGGAAGCAAAACAAAACGAACAAAGCACAATAATTGAAGCGCAACGCAAATTGTTGATTGACAAATTCAAATTTTCCCAAAATGTTGGTGCTTCTTATTTCGTGAACACGCCTTTTTTGTTTACGAATTTAAACTTCGGGACATCAAAGACAATATTTTCACTTCAAATGAATATTCCGTTCAATAATAAACCGCATTTAACGTTTAATTTTACGCACAAATTATGGCAAAGCAAATAAATTCAGCCAATAAAGTTGGCAAACCAAAGAAAAAAAGACCAGGAATTCACGCAAAATCAAAGACTTCGAAATTAAAAAATTCAAAAAACTACAAAAAGATATAAATTTTTTGTATATTTCCCGCCTAAAAGCAATTTATGAATTCAAAAATTTACTTCAAAGACATTGATTTTTCGAAAAATTATTTAGATAATTTAAACGACATTGTCAAAAAGCACAATTTAAATTTAACTAAAAACCAAAGACACACATTGCGTAAATTTTTGAAAAGAAATTGCGAATCTTTGGGAATAATTGAAGCGTGTAAAAACGTCGGCGTTGATCCTAAAAATGCGCCAATGTTATGGTTGAAAACAAAGAACGAATCCGTCCGCGTGACGAATCCATTATTTGAAAAACCGGAAGAAAAAGAATTCAAAGAATTGGGCAAAGCGTTAATTGACGATTTAAAACGATTTAAGCCAACATTTCCGAAAATTGAACGCCAATACACAACCGAAGGACATTGTTTGGTATTATCACCCGCAGACATTCACGTTGGTAAATTATGCAACGAGTGGGAAACTGGCGAAAAATATGATTCAAGCATTGCCGTTCAAAGAACTTTGGAAGGTGTTCGCGGAATCTTGGACAAATCGTCCGGCTTCAACATTGAAAAAATTGTGTTTATAGGCGGAAATGATATTTTGCATATTGACAACCCAAGAAGAACAACGACAAGCGGAACGCCTCAAGATACGGACGGAATGTGGTTTGAAAATTTTATGTTGGCAAAGCAATTGTATATTGACATTTTGCAAACTTTGATTTCAATTGCCGACGTTCACTTCGTTTTCAATCCTTCAAATCACGACTATACAAACGGATTCTTTTTGGCCCAAGTCATTCAAGCGTATTTCAAGGATTGCGACAACATTACGTTTGACGTTTCAATTTCACATAGGAAATATTTCAAATACTACAATAATTTAATTGGGTCGACACACGGCGACGGGGCAAAACTTGAAAACCTTCCGTTGTTAATGGCTTCCGAATCGACGCAATGGTCAAGCGTGAAACATAGATACATTTACACGCACCATGTTCACCATAAAATCGCAAAAGATTTCATAGGTTGCACCATTGAAAGTTTGCGTTCGCCAAGTGGGACGGATTCTTGGCACCACCGCAACGGATACCAACACGCACCAAAGGCAATTGAAGGATTCATTCACCATAAAGAATTCGGCCAAATCGCACGATTGACGCATATTTTTTAAATTCGCTTATTTAGAATCGTTATAAATTAGCATTTTTTTGCAACTTTTTTATTAATAAATTTTTTATTAATTAAAAAACTATTAATTTAGCCGAATCAAAATAACAATTTAAAACAACAAATTATGAAAACAATCTTTGGAATTTTATCCGCAACAATTGCAATGCACACCGAAAATTTATTTGTGATGACCGCTTCTTTTTTGGTATGCTTTTATTTTATTTATTTAGAACTTAAAAAAACCGAATCAAAATGAATCAATTAGACAAAGACCGAATCAAAATGAATCAATTAGACAAAGAAATCAAAGAACTTGACAAAGAATTGCAACTGGCAACACTTGAAATTCTTATTTCGTTGGCCGAATATCGCGAACGAACTTATGAAGTAAAAAAATTAAACCAAATCAAACAATTTATTGAAAAATTATGAGCAAACAACTATTTGAATTAATGCGGGAACAAGAATCATTCCCGATTAACTTTGGAAAACGTGACTATATTTCACGCGGTAAGGAAATCGTGAATTCAGTCATTGAAAGTGGCGACATTGACAAAATGGAATTTTGGACAAAGGTTGCAAAGATTAAAGAAACCATTAACGCAATGGACGCACAACTTCGCGAATCAATTTCATTGTCAGAAAAAACAACTTTGAACGGCGTTGAATTCAATCCAACAAACGGCGGTCATGCAATTAACTTTGACGAAGACGAAGTTTATCGCGAATTGAAAAAGGATTTAAAAGAACGCGAAGAACTTTTGAAAATAGCGCAAAAATCCGTAATATTCGACGCATACGGAAACGAAGTTCCGAAAGTAGGAACAACACCAAGAAAAAATTCAATAACAATTAAATTTTAATAAAGATGAGCAGACAAGCAGAATTTCAAACCCAGTCGTCAAACCCGACAAAAATTTATTTAGAATGGAAATCGGACGACAAATGCTTTGCGTATTACGACAAAGACAAAAAAGAAAATGTTAAATTGGCTTTGCCAATGAAGTTTTTAACCCTTATGGAATTTCACACGATTAAAGGGTGGAATGACAAGAATCAATCCGGCGTTTATTCAAACGAAGTCAAATCAATTGGACAAGACGAATTGAACGTTCGTCTTTTCAAAGGCAATCAAAGTGTAAAAGGAATTTACAAGGAAATCAAAGAATCAATTGTAGCGCTTGGCGGACATTACACAAAATCAATTTATGTAATGTTGGAAGACGGATCGATTGCCAATATTAACATCAAAGGAAGTGGCGTTCAATCTTGGGGCGATTTCACACAAAAAACACGTTCACGTTTGAGCGACGAATGGATTCAAGTTGCAAACGCAGTTGAATTGAAAAAAGGCAAAGTTGAATATTCAATTCCCGAATTCAAATTCGCAACGTCTTTGAATGACGCTGAATCAAAAATGGCGGACGAAGCCTACAACAAATTGAAGTCATACATTGACGGGTATTTGTCAAAGCAAATTGAAGTCAAAGACGAAGAAGTAATTGACGACAACGACATTTCGGATTTATTTTAATGAACAAACCTTTTCGGTCGTACAGGTCAAACCGATTTTTAAAACTAAATTATGATACAAAAACAAGTTATTAAGCACATTTTGGACTTGACCGGAATCAATATAAACACCAAGTCAAGAAAACGCGAAATCGTGGAATTGAAATCGGTTTATTCGACTATTTTAAGAAACAAAAAAATTTTGACGCTTCGTGAAATTGGCGAAGAAATCGGACTGGGACATTGTTCGGTTATTCATTTATGCAAAATATATCCATTTATTAAAAACGAATATTTGATTGACATACACGAAAAAGTTTTAATGTTATTGGACGGAATGTCAATCGATTTGATTCTATTGCAACAAGAAAAAAGAAGGATTGAAGAAAAAAAAGCAAAAGTTGAGGTTGCAATAGAATCAACAATTGATATTTTTTTCCAAAATTTGATTAAACTTGCAAATGAAAATCCCGACGTTATGTTTAAACTTGAAAACTTTTACAAAATCAATAATCAAATTTACAACAAAAATGAATCCTAAAACATACAAATCAATTCCTTCACACGTTCGAAAACGTGCGATTGACAAATTGAATAAAAAACCGCAAACTATTTACAATGCGATTTTTTATCAACTCGGAAAACTACCTTTGAATTTTAATGAAACAATCAAAAACGAACTCGACAATGAAATCAACAACCTTAACTCAATCAAAGCAAAAATCTAAAATCGAACGAATGAATGATTTTTATAACTGGCTTACAAAAATACAATCAGTACATTTGAACGACAATACTTCAATTATGAATGCGTGTGAACGCGTGACGCAAAGTCAAAACTTCTTTATATGCGTTTCGAAACAAGCAAAGTTTTTATAAGCGGTTGAAAATTTCGAAAAATTTGCGTCTTTGCGTCTAATATAAAAACTATTAAAAAATGAATATTTCCGTTTTCAAATCACTATATAAAAGTGACGACGTCCCGTTTGAAGTTGACGTGCTGAAAGTTTTAGCACGAATCAAAACCGGAACGTCAAAAGATAAAATTTTAAAAATTCGCAAAATGAACGATTGCGAAGAAAAAAAGAATCTAAAAAATTCGTTGCTTTCAATCCTATTCAATGGAACGTTTTCGGCAAGGAACGACAATTCATTGATTGAACATTCCGGCCTTTGCATTTTGGACTTTGACAAATACGAATCCATTGAAAAGCAAAACGAAGAACGCCAAAAACTAATGAATTGCGAATTCGTGTTTTCGGTTTTTGAATCACCCAGCGGGAACGGACTCAAAGCATTGATTCGAATTCCACAATGCGACAAAGAAACGCACAAACGTTATTTCAAATCATTTGGCGAATTCATTGATTCCGACTATTTCGATTTTAAGAACTCAAATTTGAGTCGTGTTTGCTTCGAAAGTTATGATCCGGATTTATACATCAATGAACAAGCGAAAGTTTGGGACAAATTAACCGAAGAAGAAGGACATTCAGTTTTTGAACGAAATCCAATTTTACCATTGACCGACGAAGACGAAATCATTCGACGTTTATTGAAATGGTGGGATAATAAATTCGGATTCAAAGCCGGTGAACGAAACAACAACCTTTTCATTTTAGCGAACGCGCTTTGTGAATATGGTATTTCACAAGATTATGCGTTTAATTATGTGAATGCAAACGTTG